ATCGACTGGGCCAAAAAAGCCATCGACCATGTGCAATTCGACTCCGAGTACTCCAACCAGGGTTTGAGTACCGTCGGTCGCTGCCGGATCCCATTGCTTCACCTTTGAAGTGGAGGTAATTTGACCCAATAGCATACCCTTACGAATAACGCTCGTAGGGGTGTTTGCCGCATCGACCATGGACGAATCAAATTGCGGTCCATCGCGAAGAACTTCCAGCTTGCTTTCATCCCCGCCCCAAAGCAGTTCAAAATCGACTGCAAAGTCTGCTGCGCCTACCCCTGGTGCTCCGAAGTGTCCGACGTTCATAATGGTCTCGCTTTAATTGATATGGTTGCTTGGTAGGTCTACTTACGTTTCAGCAAAGCGTTTACCGCTTCGTCTTCTTGGCTCTGAGTCATCTTGGCTTTCGCGTCCCACGAAGTAGGAGCAGCTACGGGTTTGACGCTCATGCGTTGCACACGTTCGCTAGGTGTCCAAACGGACCCCGCTGGATTCGCTTCCTTGGCACGGATCCATACTGCCGCTTCACCGGCTGAAACAGTGTCCTTTGCCGTGAGCGACATTTTCTGAACACTGACCTTGGAAACGATCGTTTTGAACTCATGGGGAGAACAACGACCGGAATCGAGTAGTGCCTTGGCGCGTCGACGTAAAGCAGTACGGGCAGATTCGATCTTTTCCCCTTCAAGCTTCTTGATTCGGTTCGCCAAGCTCATCGTCGCTATCTGTGGTTGCTCGGCCAATTGTGGCTGTTGCATCTGCTCCGGTGGTAGCTCGGTCGCTGGTTCGTCTGGCGCTGGCTGAGCGTTCGCCGCGACTGCTGTCATAAGAGCCGGTCGCAATCTCTCTAGGAAATTGACGGTAGTTGTGTCGTCAGGCAAAACAACATGAATTTGAGCAAGCAAAGCAACCACGTCGGCAACACTTGTTCCGGTAGTTGGTGCCTCGGTTGGTTTTGGTTCGGTGGTATCATCCGCTGCTGTGGTACCGGGTTCCATGTCGACACTGGATCCCATGCCACCGTCATCGCCTGATTCGGTTGTATCATCCTCATAATCAACTTCATCCTCTTCCGTCATTCCAGGCTTTGCCATGGTTGGACCCATTCGATATCGTGTTGGAGAATTGGACATACGGATGCACGACATGGCTTGCAAAACTGGGACAAACGGCCCTTGGGAGTGATCGACCGGATAGTCGACCAAGTCGCATGAGCCGATCAAGTCGCGATACGTGTTGCTCTTGGAATCCTTCCAAGAATCGAACAACACCGGCGATACAAAAACCGTATTGGTTTCCAGTTTCTCGATAGCCGATGGGGTTGTTGCTTCGATAGTTAGCTCTGCGGCTTTCCCGTCTGCGGTAACGCGAAAGTTTTTGAGATTGCCACACGTATCTTGCGACGATCGACTAACCCCTTTCGACGTGCTCATGCGTTTTGGCGCTGACATATCGGCTAGGTCTGGATGGTCCCAGTGGACAGGGATCGTATAACCCGCGTTTTGTATTCGCCTTACTTCGTTCGCCCAATGCTTTAGACGTTTCGGCGTAACAACGATGGTCCCGTCGAGGGACTCGTATACACCGACACGAAGCATTGTTTTGCGAAATTGTTTTGCCATGCCCTCATTAAAAGGCATGGACCTAAACAATCCAAAATGAACAATCGCGGTTTACCCGACAAAACCCGCGTTTCCCGCGTTTCCCGCGAAACTCGCGTTTTCCGCGTTTCTAGCGTTTTTGAACCGGCGTTTTGGTAGATACGCTCGGCTTTAGTTCGTTGAGATACTGAAAACACCGGATTTTAGCATGGTCGTTACCGTGATGACTCCCTGGGAATCGATCAATTGAGCCCTGCCGCGAAGAGTCAACGTTGTGACGGTCTTGGCGCGACTGTCCCCCGACTGAAGCGTTCCCGGTCCCACCAATGCCGCAACAATCGTATTGTTCGAAGCCCAATTGAAAATGCCGGATCCCGATACGTCCAGATTCGTCACCGTACCCGAAGAGCTTGTTCGCCCTCCCTTGACGTTCAAATTCGTTACCGTGTTCTCGATCAGAAGAACACCATACGTGTTGATTGTCGTGTGCGTGCACGTTGCGCCAAGCTTTACGTTCGCTCCAGCTCCGACCGTAATCGTTGTGTATGCCGCTGCATCGACTGCGCTGTCTGCGATAGCCACGGTCCCGGTCTCGATCGTTGCCGTTGCTGAAGCCCCGCCAATAAGTTGCAATGGTGGTTCCGTTGTGGTCCCCTGTCCTGTCGATCGAACGATGGTTGTCGTTGCTGTTGATTTTAGATCGATCTTGACAATCGCCCCGCTAACTTCGGTACCGGCGTTCCCGACCTCGAGCAAAGTCGTATTGATCGACCACCATTGTTGCCGATATTCGCGATAGCCTCGACTGCTGATCGCTGGTAGCCCTATCTGTGGCGCTCCTGATTCGACAACTGTTCTAGCAAACAATCCCGTTATCGACGTGAGACCGTAAAGAATTGGGGGTGTATTCGCTTCGACGTAAACAGTGTCGGTAACTGCCGGCAATGCCCCACCGCTCCAGTTAGCAGCTACGTCCGCATAGTTTGGTCCTGATGCCGCTGTTGGGGTCGCCGTAACACACGTCGACGTTCCGCTTCCTGTGGCGCTAGACGTCACAACAAACGGAACACCGGGAAAGCCTGTCCCAGTTATGACCGCCCCGGCGATTGTCCAGGTAGCGTCCTTAAACTCTTGCGACCCCGCTTGCAATGCTGCTAGCAGTTGTGCCGCTACGTTCGCAGCAACAGTATCCGCCGCGATAATGGACACGTTTGAGAATCCACAAACGACGGTAAAAACGTCCGCCGCTACGATCGTTCCTCCGACTGTAAGTGTGGTTTTTTGTCGTACTGGTACCGCTGTCCCTAGCCATCGTCGTGTTGCCATAATGCTTAACTGTCTTCCGTTTCGGTGTTAGTTGGTTGGTCTCGCTCTGGTCCCCGATTATCGTCGTCTCCCTCGAGCCCGTCTACTCGCTCGAGAATTTCCAAATCCTCCCCCAATGCCGATCCCTCGAGAAGCCGGATAAGGGTACTCTTGCGAACTTTGTCCAGCTTGCCGACTCGCTCGGCTTTCAAAATCCCCGAATCGATCCAATCGCGGATAGTGCTTCGATGCTTCCCGAGTGCGCGACCGACGGTTGATATGTTTAGAAACGGATCTTCGTCGTGCGTTTTGATCCCGTCTAAATCGCCTGTTTGTGACTTCCCTGCTGTCATTTTTTGATAACTCCACCCCACGAACCACTCGATCGCTTAGCCACGTATACCGCATACGAAATCATGTCGATCTGATCTGCTACTTCATTCGGCTTTCCGGTCCACATACTTGTTTCTCGCAGGAAATTGCGAAGCCAAAGCGGATCCTTGTTCAAACAGTGTGCTTGGTTTCCTTCGTCGCTTGCGATTCGATCAGGCACAACCATATTTACCGCTTGCATCGGTATAAAGATTTTGCCGTGCTCAAATCGCTGCAACATGCCGCTAGCGATAGCTCTCTCGAGCTTCGCCCCTTCGGTACCATCGGCCATTCCTGGCAACACTGGCCCAATTAGCTCGCACGGATGCCCCTTCAATTCAGCCTTGAGGGGTTGACCATGGTGAGCGTTTTCAATGTAGGTCTTTGCTGGCGACCATACGTCAAGCGTTTCCTGTATCCCGCTTTTTAGTTGGTTCCAGTCGACTTGAGCCCTCCAAATGTATCGCAAGAACATCATTTCGAAGAGCTTGAATGGACTATTATTCCAATCAGCGACATAGAAAGGAATGTAGTCCCATATTCCGCACACGGTCCATGATGGTTCCGCCCCGCGTTCCTTTGCTGCTTTCTCTTTCGACGTTCCAGCCGTGTCAATGGTTGCGATACGTCGCATCTGGACCGCTGGTACCGCAAATGTTGCGTTCTGGAAAGCAAAGCAGAATTGCCCCTTATCGTTGATCGTGTATCGCTTGATCCAATCCTGATCGATTTGGACCCCTTCGGCAATCTTCCAATTCCCTCCGAGTAGCCGATTGCGTTCGATTCGGCTTAGCGCCATGAGCTTGCCACGATAACCAGGATCCTTTTTGTTTAGGATCTTGTTATCTTCGAGCGTTGCCATGACGAACGTGCACGATAGGATGTCTTCCGGCGAGTACTCCGGAAACTGATCAATCAATTCCTCTTTGGAGTCGCCCCAAATGATCTCATCCGAGTCACCATTCCGGATGAAAAATCGAACGACTCCGGATCGCTCTGGAATACCTAGCCCCGTATCTTGATCAATCCACCATTCCAAGAAGTCCGCTACCCATCCCGGTTGAGGATTGCATGTCGCTCGAACGTACGGCTTTACTCCGCAAGTCGATCGATTCCGACCAAGCAAATAGAAAAACTGAGTCGCTGTAAAATGCGTAAGCTCATCGAAGCCAAGATAGGCGAATTGATGCCCCTGATAATCGTAAATTGTCTTCTCGTGTTGCAGGTGCCGAAATGCGATGTTTGCACCGCTAGGAAAAGTGGCGTCTAGCTCTTGCCCTTCCCGCATCCGTGCCCCAAGTGCGCGATATGGTTCTTGGCACTCATCCCACACCCCGCCCTGCCCCTTCAATTGTGGGAACGTTCGTCGGAAGATAGCCCCGTAGAAGCCTTTGATATGAACACTGTTCAAAGGCTTGTTGACAAGCATCCAAGACTTTCCCCCGCCGGCTTGCCCCCCGTAGATCAGAACATCGCAGTTGATGCCAAACGAAATCTTTTGTGGTCCGTCTTGCGGCTTTCCGATTTCAACCGTTCGAACCATCGTGTTTTTCCGTGCTTTCGCCTGGTTGTTTTTCGTCAAGCTCTTGCTTTGTCTCTTCCGGTGGCGTCTCTCCTGGAGCGTACGGATTCCTGCCATCGTCGGTGTAATGAAACACGTACTGAATGTCGTGACGGTTGTCCGACTCTACCTTAACGTTCGTACCGTATCCAAGGTGCTTGCCTTTACGATCAAGATACCACATAGCTACCTTGGGGTTATCCAGGTTGCGCAGGATGGTCGCTTCGGCTCTCGGCGCGTTGTTCGCTCGATAGTCGTCGAAAGCTTTTTGAAGCCATTCATGTTTCTCACGCTTACGCTGAACCGTGTGGCGATGAATCTTCAGCTCTGCCGCGACCAAATAGTCTTGACCTAGTCCCTTTTCAATCGCTGCAAGCCATTGAGCGTTAGTTATGTTCAACCGTCGTTTAACCAAGTGCATCCTCCACTATTCGCAAGCCCCATGTCTGTGGGTCGATCGTGTACGCTTCCTCTTTAGTCGCATCCCGCATGATCGATGTGACTTCATCTTCATCGAACACACCCGATTGAAGCACATAGCCAACGAGAAGCGCAAAGTCCTCAGAGTCTAGAATCACCGGCCACTTGTTTTTGCGATAAGCAATTATGGTTCTTCCCACTAATTGCAGTTGTGGATTGTCCGAAGCTACAAGGGTATCTCTATCTTCTTGACTGACTCGATCATAGAACGCTTCACCCTTTAGGATTCGCGGGTTGTATGGTTGGTACTGTGCTAGTTCGACTATCTTTTGCTTTTGGCTTTCAATAACTGCTTCGAGCATCGCGACTTGGCTAGTAAGCGATTGCTTTTCGATTGATAGCGTTGCGACCTGAGATTCCAAAGTCGTTTTAGCTTGCGTCACTGTTGCAAGGTCGGTTGTCTTGGTTGCTAGGTCTGCTTGAACCGATTGCAATAATGCTGCATGATCGCTATTAAGCTTAGCAGTGAAGACGTTGTAAGCCGCAAGCACTTCAGCCCGACGCGGTCCGTGGTTGCTGATAACGTCAACGATGTTACCCGCTGGGATTCCATCGATTGAAATTGAATCGATTGATGTGAAAACTGCTGCCATTTTTAGAACCTTATAACTGTTGCTCGGAACGTGCCTGATGCTGGATCGCGTGCTGTGGTCGATGAATTGTTTGTCGCTCGAATCGTCACTGTGTCGGTTGCACTTACCCAACCAAAAAAACTAACGTCTGCAACCAGTGAAGCGTTCGGTACTCCGATTGCAACCGTATCCCCTACTGCTGCACCTGTAACACTTATCGTTAGGTCTGCAACTGAGTTAGCAGCAATTGATCCAAAATCTAGCGTTGCTGTTGCTGATAAAACGTTGGTGATGATCGTACCGCCACCAACTCGCAATGTTCCCGATGCTGTTAGGTTGGTAAGCAGTAAAGAGCCAGAAGCGTTGTTTGCTGTAGTGCCGACTTGGAGGACACCGGCAGCGTTCCTGCTGATATTTGTATCTCGCGTTGCTGTTGAGTCCGTGGAACTATTTGAAAAAGCGAAGTTGCCTGCTGAAGATGTTGCTACTCCCTGTGCTGCGCCAGCTCCAGCTTGCCAACCAAAAGAACAATGCTTTTGAGTTGTAAATCCAGAAAGGGAACATGAAAAAACAAACGGCTCGAACAACACGATCAGATCAAAAGAAGTGCTCCCGCGTCTGAGTACTGTCGCTGTCGCGTCTCCGATGTTTGGCGT